CCGATTTTCCCGTAGATTACTGTCCACATTGTTCTCTACAGGAAAAGCATTGTTATTGTGTGTTTGAACCCCACTCGGGTAATATTGACGCAAATGTAATGAAGGTTACTGCAAATGCAAAAAGTCAGAATGTATCTTTTGCCGACCAACACGATCCTTACATGTATGACATGGAAGGAAGTGTTGACCCCACCAGACGACTTCAAGATTCTGATGATGCGACTTTAGATTCATTCTTTTCTCGTCCCATCAAGATTTTTGAGCAAGATTGGGGTACTTCTACTACATTTTATGAGAGTTTTAATCCTTGGTCTTTGTACTTTGAAAACCCTCGAGTCATAAATCGTATTACGAATTATAACTTGTTGAGGGCTAATCTTAAGATCAAAATTGTTATCAATGGAAATGGATTTCAATATGGACGCTTAATAGCTTCGTATTTGCCATTTGATGCTCTTGATACTTTCTCATCGAATGCTGCATTAGTACCACAAGACGTGGTGCAGGCTTCGCAACAACCTAGGTTGTTTTTGGATCCTACAACATCGTCTGGTGGTGAAATGACACTGCCATTTTTCTGGTATTTTAATTATATGTCCATTCCAACGTCCGATTGGTCGTTGATGGGTGATATGTATATCAGATCGATAAATGAACTCAAGCATGCTAACGGAGCTGTTGATAAAGTAACGGTTTCTGTTTTTGCTTGGGCTGAAGATGTCTCATTCAGCGTATTGACTTCTGTCGATTCTGATGCTCTTACTCCTCAGAGTGGAGCTGAAATCGATGAAGCCAATTCAACTGGTGTCGTTTCTGGACCAGCAACTTCTGTTGCAAAGTTGGCCAATAGTCTGGCAGCTATACCGTCACTTGCGCCATTTGCTATGGCTACTTCAACCATAGCATCTGGTATATCAAGCTTGGCAAAGCTGCTAGGGTATTGTCGTCCACCTGTGACAAAGAATCCTGAACCTTATCGTGCGTTCCCCACTTCATCTTTTGCATTGACAAATGTACCAGATCATGCACAGAAATTAACTGTGGATGAGAAACAGGAATTAACGATAGACCCTAGGATAGCTGGCCTTGGTGGTGCTGATGTTCTGAGTATGAAAGGTATTGCTGCTCGTGAAAGCTATTTAACTACCTTTGATTGGAATATCAACACTGCTCC